TGCACGGTAGAAGTGACATGCAACATCGTTTGAATAGATTCGGACATTACGGTGCTCCCTCTTGCACCAATAATTCCCAACCAGCCGCCCCCATCATCTCATAATGACCGGCGCATACGTTTCCATTTTGCGCGTTGACGCCAAACCCTACTCGTATAGCCGCAACAGTACTTCCGCCCAACTCACCCGCAAGCGGCGCATAGCTCGCAACTTCTACTTCATCAATGAAATATTTGATCGTTCGCTGCCCAAGACGACCGTCGAAATCGATTCGCATGTTATAAGGAACACCGTCCGCAACCTCTCCGGTGTCCACATCGAATCTGTTGTCGCCCGCATGATTGGCTGCAACTGCACGCCAGTTAGTAGGTGTGCTACCAACTTGGTACCATAGAAACCCAATGAACCCAAGATCAAGGTCCGCAGCAGGAGCACCACGCAAAAGGTTGCTCCAACCCTTCATCACACCAAAGCCAACACGCGACACACCTGTCCCGCTAACGTATTCCGCAGCAACCCCCCCACGTAACCGGTAAAGCATGTTGTTCGGCGGCATAAGCGGATAAAACGCTGCGGGATCTCGTGCCGGTGTCGCACCTTCAAAAACTTGATAGTTGAAAACGCCGAGTCCTGTTATTTGCGTTCGCCTTGTCATGCGTTTCAACGTCGAGCGCCAACCTCTGCTAAAAGCCGCACTCCCGCCACCCCCAGGACCAGTAGAACTCGTAACTTGCGATTGCCCAACAAAGAAGTCTCCACTAGAAGCGCGGTAGGCAATAAGCTGTTCGCTTGGCATGTTATTTCCTTATTTACGGTGTCGGAAAATGATCGCTATATCGCCAGTAATCTTCTGGCTCCGGCAATGGACATGTTGCAATCGTCCGTAGATCGATTGTCTGAATCGCGAACGATTCGCTGAAGTCAGCGTTGTCAATCCAACCACGTAATGCATATGTGATCCGAATTTGCATGTCGCGCTCACCACCTGTGTCCGGTGCTTGCGTGAGATCCGCGTAATTGATCTGATCCCACGGTACTTCCACGTCTCCTTCTTCAGTCACAACGGTCAACGATTTACCGAATCCCATCGGTGGGAAGCGTCGATAAAAAGTTTGAATCATGTTGACCATCTGAATTTGGAATCGTGCTCGAAATCCAAATTCGTAGTTGTATATGAACGGCAACGCATGAAGCTTTGTATCGACCTTGGTGAAATCGAGCCCGCTTCCATCGTCACGGGGATTGACACGTTTGTGAATACCAACACGGAACCGTGACGGATCGTACTCCAACCCGAGTCGCCACACGTTGATCGATGGAAACACATCCGAAGCCAACCATTCGTCTGGCATCTGCATATCGATACCGACATCTTGGTTGAACGGTACAGTTGGTTGATCCGTGCCAACTGGAAACCGTGGATCAGTTCCCGGCAAAATATTCTGCGCAGCCACCAAAATCGCTGGCGTACGCAGCTTGGCAAGAATCGCAGTTTCAGTTTCGAGAATCATGTAACTCCAAACGTTCGCCGAATCATCGGTTGTTTCGCGAAATTTCTTCGTATCTTCTTCAAACGTGCTCGACCTTCTTTGAGCAACAACGCTTCTGCCACTTTGATCTCAGGTCGAAAATGAGGCCGCGCAGGCATATTTGAAGTTCCAAACTCTAGCCACAATGCAAGCGTAGACATTGCTTTGTTCTTGTTCGCCATTTTTATGTTCGCGCCGGGCGCTACCGTCCAACGATTTTTGGAAAGCTGACGTGGCTGAATACTCGCTACGTAAGCACCTGTCGCAATCAGAATTCGTGGATCGAGCCCGTGCCTTGCTTTGAACGATTTCCAGCTTCGGCTCAATGCCGCCATCGGAATTCGTTGTTCTCGAATTCGACGCCGAATCCGTTTGGCCGTTTTGAACGCTACCTCACGAGATAGGTTTCCGAACTCCCTATTGAACTCCTTGCTCAAAAATGGTGTTCGACGCCGATCTACGCGAGTTTTTACCTTTATAAGTGGCATCTAAACCCCTATATCCGTCCCGTAATGGCCCCTGAGAGCGATTATCTCCCCCCAACCAGCAAATCCCCCTTATAGCTCATTCCCCAGGCCCAATTCTAGCGGGCTGGTAATGCCAGCAACCGATGAATCAATGGTCATCGTCGCCGTATCGATCACATGAAGCGTGTTGCCAATATCCGCAGTTGCTACAAAGAGTTTCGAGCCGTCTTCCGAAATCTCAATACCGCGAGGATTAGCAGCCACGGCTACTGTCCGTCCGGTCACCACATCTGACACCGCGTCAATTTCATGTACTATAGCGGCATCCTGATCACCAACGTAGGCAAATCCGCCAGCCGGATGGAAAACAACATTGGAACGTTTCGCTCCTGAACCGCCGAAACTCGGAATCGCTATCGTAGCAACAACAGTATCCGATGCGGTCGAAATAACCGCAATATCACGATTGACTTGTCCAACCGCGTAAACTTTGGAATCATCGTGCGACACCGCAATACCGCGCGGATTCACCGCCATGCCAACGATGATCGTGCTGCTCAACGTGCGCAACACCGCATCGACAACGAACACTTGGCTGGCGTTATCGTTCGAGACATAGCATTTCAAACCGTCTGATGTGAATGCCAGCGACCGTACGCTAGTACCAAGCGGAATGGTCGTGATAAATACGTTGTTCGTATCGTACACACGTATGTGCGGCGGTGCGCCACTACGCTGACAGATCCAGTACTCCGTTTGATTCGGATGCAACTCGATACGCACAGGATTGATCGACGGTGACAAACTCGTTGTTGCCGTCACCAACCGAGTTATGAGATCGATTTCCATCACGTCGTTACTGGTGAAGTTTATGACCCACGCCCGCGTGAAGTCATCGAGCACCGTGATATGAAGCGGAGCGGTACCCACAGCAATGTCTGGCAGAATAGGTCCGAGTCCGACACGCCGGAATATCTTGACAGCGTTATCAAGGTTATCCACCACGTATACCAAGCCCGCTTTCACTCCCATCGAGGCAGTAACCTGTACGGTTCCGTTTTGCGCGACTTCGATAGCCATCGCCAACTGCACCTGACCCGGCAGATGTACTTGAGCCGAAACATCGATCTGAACTTGAGCAGGCTTATGGACTTCCATCGACGCAGCGATTGTTACCTGTCCACCGATCCTTTCTGCATTCACGCTCGCAGTGACCTGTACAACGCCGTGCTGGCTCAAATCGATAGTGGCGATACTTTGTACCGCAGCATTCTGAGCAGCGTTGATCGAACTGCCGACCACTACCGCAGCGTTCTGAGCAGCGTCCATCGAAACATCGACCGAAACCTCACCCTGGCCCGCGATCTTGGAACCCAACGAACCGAAAGCGAATACTTGACTGTGCTGCTTAACCTCAACAAACACGCTCGCGATAACTTGACCAGTCGGTAGAAGCACGTTGGTTATGTTCACTGACGAATCAGCAATGACTTGTCCTACCGGAACTTGATCAAGCGTCAGTAGGAAAGCTTTCAGTTCTTCGGAATTGTCAACTGCGATAATACCGTTGGTGACTGGACGCACCAACTCAGGATTGTACTGAGCCGTAACAACGTCACCGCTCGAAACAGGATCTTCCAACTCGATGAAAATGAAAATACCGCTGATCGAAAAACTCTGAATCGGTACGATCACGTCATTTACACGTATACGTATCCGTCTCAAAGGACGACCAACAGCTACGGTTGGTTCATCAGTATGCAGGACGATGTTCTGGCCAACCATTATGCAACCCCAACCGAACCTGAAATAACTTCAGGCTGATCTGGCTGTTCTACTTCGGTGTGACTGGTAATTGGCAGATCCGCTTCACGCTCGATAACTGCCAAAACGTGTAGCTGAATGAAATCGGCACGAAGTTCTGCGTCCACATTCATAAACGCACAAGCAGAAACTTGTCCGGCATCACTCGCAATAGACGGTGGAAGTGTAGCGGGTACTTCTGGACATGGAGCGCATTCACCAGCACCCGTTCCATCAGCACCGGTTTGAACTTTTGTCTCTTCGACTTGAACTACCTGATGGCGTACTCCTTTGTGAACAAGATGGTAGCCTTCAAGAATTCGCGTGATAGCGAGATCCTGATTTCCAATATTGGAAACCGCTGCATTGAGATCATCAAATCCAAACGTGACTAATAGATCGACAGGAAGCTCTCGCCCAAACCGTTCGAGAACTCGACGGCCAGGGTTACGCTGCACAACACCGATAGTACGAAATACTTCTTCGGTGCGCGTCAGATCCTCTTGATAGATCGTATCAGGCTGCGTAGACAAAAACCGTCGCACGTACACCGTTTCGCCGTGTTCGGCATGGAGACGTGCGACGGCTTCGTCCATGCGTGCCTTTGTGCTCGAAAGCCACGTCATGGCGCGGGTACGATTAAGTCTAGGTCAATAGAGCGCGACCAGAACTTAGTTCGACCTTGAGCCGAAGCCCGGCGCATCCGGTGGTACGTCGGCATGCGGAGCTTGTGTCGGCACAGCACCCGGTACGAGCGGTTGCCGAACATCCGAACCCGGCTGTACCAACACCCCCGTCTCAGGAGCTTGTGACGCACCCGGAATGCCAGCAGCTTGCGGCGACAGAGGATGCGCGATGTTCGGGCCGGTTTTCGCACCATCACCGACCGCTCCTTTATGGTCGTCAACCTTCACGCCCACGCCAGGGAGATCCGTACGGTTCCCCGGACCATTGAGCACGTTATCGACGGCTCCACCTTGGTCAGTCTGACTAGCGGTTGCTCCCGTACGCATGAGAGTCCGGTCATCGGACTGTTGTGCATCGGGAATCATGGGTCCACCGGGACTACCCATCCCGATCAAACTGGCCGCAGCATCATTTGCTGTCTGCTGCCTTGCACGGTCTACTGGCATTTCAATCTCCTAGTAAAAGTCCTACCGTAGTACAGAAATGGGCATGCCCCTACATCTCCTACGGTTCCTTACCCATCCCAGGAACCATTGGCCCCGTGAATTGATCAGGAAGGGGATGGGCCGGAGCCGAAATACCCGGAGCCGCCGCTGTTCGACCACCCTTACCCGTCATCGTACCGACTAACGGATTCATGGGATGACGCGTGACCACTGTTTGAGGCAATGCCGGATACTTCGGCATACCCTGTTGGTCCATCGCGTCTTGCGCTAATCCCTGATGGGTTGGGAACGCAGTATGGCCAGCATCGGGAATTCCCATATTCCCTTTGTCTTCGCGAAATCGTCTCACGATGCTCCTTTCATCCACGATAAAGCTCGTGTCCCGTACATCACCGCCCAAGAATCGTAACAACCCTTTGAGAGTCGCCATTACCCTTGACCAATGTATGGTCGATCCCATCCTAAACGTTGGTGAAACCGTTTCGTATTTACCACCGAAATCTCACGCAACTTTGTGCCATCCAGCGCACGAATGGTTCCGACTGATGCAGGAGCTTCAAGCATTGACAACGAATCCCGTCTGTTTGCCCAAATCTCTTGCGTGAATCCCATCGCGCCGTACAAAAATGTTTCTTCAGACGCGACAGGCACGGTTTCAACTGTGTGTTTGTTACCAACGATCACGATGGCTTCAACAGCCTGAATCGGGGCCGGTGATACAAACAAGAATGGCGGATTATCGTAATGCCATTCTATTGCTTCAAACAACTCACGAAACTGCGAGACCCGGTAAAAATGCGTCTGCAAATCAATCGCCTCAAACGCAAGTAGGTCAAGCTCGATAGCGCGAAACTCTTGCCCAAAAGCACGAGCACTCGCCGTCGTTGGTGCAGCAGGAACAACGTCAAACACGAAATCCGGGTTACCGGGTATCTGATACTCTTCCTGCAACGGTTGAAGAAAAAAAACCAAGTTCTGGCGCTCGAACCGAAGCTCGGGAGTTTTGGAAAGGTCTCGCAACGCTGCGTCTATTCCTTCACTAACGCAATCAGCCGGAAGCTCATTCAAAGATGGCTTCCCTAACCGCACACGCAACCGTTCACAAAACTCTTGACGCGTCAATTATTCGTCTTCCTCATAATCGTCGGGGTCAGCTTCATCTACTGTCTTGATGATCTCGACAACACCATGCGCAACCAGGGGAATAGCAAGCTTCCGTGAAAGCACTACCGTTCCACCTGGGAACACTTCAAGTTCAGCCGTATCGGGATTTCCAGACTTGTCAGCCATCACAGCCGATTTGTCGGTAATCCCTTTGGCAATAAGCTTCACACGGCGATCATCGTCAGTCGTCACGACCTGATCGAGATTCGTGTTGTTGCGAACACGTACCAAATCCATCATGTGCTCGCCTTTAGCCAATTGCCCACCAGCCCGTGCCTGACCTAACCGTTCCTGCAACGTCCGTCGCCGTCTCTTTTTCGGTTCGGCTGTAGCCGTTGCAGTCTGTTTCTCCGCTCGCTCCTTGGCTTCTGCGGCTTCTTCCTTTGCCACTGCCGCCTTAGCTTCTGCCGCTGCTATACGCTTCTCAGCAGCCGCATTCTTTTTTTCAGCAGCCGCCAACTCTTCAGCGAGTTGAGCTTTCGTCTTGTCAGCCATTTGTAATCTCCATTGCCCGTTGGTTACCGATGGGGGAGGGAGAATCTTACTACTCCCTCCCCCGGATTCATGAACACCCCTACGCTTAGGTGATCGTTACCGTAGCGTAGAAGTCACCCGAGATCGTCTTACGAGCGAATCGGGTCATGACACCCCGGCGAGGCGTCATGTCGTTCGGATCGATCAGCGCCGGAGTGATGAACAACGGCTGGTACGGCGCGAAGATGTACCCGGTGTCGAGCATGCTCTGACCCCGGTATCCCACGAGCGCAACGCCAGCAGGCAGATGCACCGGATCGTGGAAGATCGCGTACCGTGTGTTCAGCGTCCCGATGAAAGCCGGACCCTGGCCGTTGACAACCGGCGTGTTGAACTGATCGAACGTTCCGGCTACCCCACCACCCGGCGTGATGCCGATGTTGGGATTGAAGCCCGCCATCTTGGTGAACCGGACTATGATGTCGTCACCGCCGACAATCCAGTTCGGATAACGCATGCGCCGAGCATGGATCAACTGTCCAGCATCGATGAACGCATTGAGGAACGTACGCTCCCATTCGATGGGCGAATAACCAGCGCCCACAGTCGTGGAGAAGTTGACGTTCCCGGCACCGGTCGCTGCGGCATCCAGAAGATCCTGAATGATCAGCGAATCGATTTCCCGCGTGATCTGTTCGGCCATCGTGTTCAACAACTCGGCGTCGATATCGAGGCCGTGGAACACAGCCGCATCCTGCGCGGCTTCGATGGACCACCGAGCCTTGAGCTTCTTGGTCTCGGCGGTTACCGAATCCGAACTCATGTCCAACTCGATTTCGGGGATCGGTCCAGTTCCCTCGAACACCAGGGAATAATCCGACGTGACGGCGACACCACCACCCGGCGCACTACCGAACTCGATCCTTCCGGTTTCGAGATCCGCCGTGACTGCCGTGGGCGTACCATCCAAATACACGGTGAGTGTCCCCGACGCAATCGGGAAGAACGCCAGGAAGAAGACGACGGTGGACGTATCGCCCGTGCCGACTGCTTCTCCGGTGATACGACCGGACGAATACTGCCGCGCCCGGTGGTACCGCGTCCTGCCGCTTACGATGGTTCGGTCATCCAACCGGTCGCCACGGGCCACAGGCGCGAAGTTCGTTCCAAACTTGAAATCGAGGAAGAACAACAGCGCGACCGGCAACGGAATGGGCTGAATGGCCACGAGGAAGTTGGAAATGAGATTCGGATACACCCGCCGAATCAACGGAAAGGCCACCGTGGCGAACGTCGAAATGTTCGCTGTGACTGTAGCGTTCTCTTTGATCTCCCCTCGAAGGAATTTGAGAACGTCGTCCACGATGGGCTTGATACCAGCATCGTTGGCCTCACTGGTGTGCGACCACATGACGGTATTGTCCAACATGACTTCAAGCTTGCGACGTTCGAGCGTGGCAAGCCCTTTCTCTGCGTTGATGAACGGCGATGAATCGTAACGCGACCGTTTTCCGGTGATCTTCTTCCACCGATCACGGCGCTCGGCATCCTCCCGCAAATGCTTGAACATGCCACGTTGCATCGCCTGTTCGTCTAGCGCTTTGAGATCGAGTTTCACTTGGTCTCTCCACAGGCAAAAGTTCTTGGTACAGCGCGTCGAACTTTTCAGCCGATGCTACGATTACTCCATGCCGGACAGAACCGCGAACTGATCGACGCCTTCCAACGTCTCGTCGCCATCCTTGCCGCCCTTGCCGTCCTTGTTGTTCTGGTTGTCGGCCTCTCGGTCACCATCCTTGGGTAGACGGCCAACACCTTCCGGCTTGCCAATCGAGACCCAAATGCTTTCACCGTCAGCGCGGCACCGCTCGACTACTTCAGCGGTCAATTCGTCGCTATCCGGCACCGCTTCCAAACGGTTACGGAAAAATGTGGCGTACTCGACCACATCTTCTTTCTTGACGGCTTCGGTAATCGCCAGCGCCCGTGCGGCCTTGCGGGGCGCTTCGGTCGCCTTGTCCAACTGCTCCTTCAACGTCTTGGCTTCGGCCACTGCCTTTTCGGCTGCGGCTTTGGCTTCCTTGGTGGCTTCATCGATCTTGTCCTTCAACTCTTTTTCAGAGCCAGCCTTTTCAGACGATTCGATCTTGGTAGCCAACTCAGCGATCTTGTCAGTCGCCGTCTTGAGGCTTTCCGTCAGCTTCGACATTGCTGTCGCTTGCTCTTGCTTCAGGTCAGCCAATGCTTTCTCGTGAGCGTCCGACAACGACTTTGCAGTCATGTGTTGGATCGCTTCCACGAGCTTGGGGTGTTTCTCCCGCAAGGTTTCTAGCGTGAGTTCCATGTCCTCTCCTTCGGATGATGGATCGTCATCATCGCCCTCGCCTTCGTGGTGAGCGATTCCTGCAAACTGATTGGATGGATTCCCAACGGCATCGATGCCGTCTAACTCGAATTCATCAATGATTGTAACATCTTCCTCGCCAGCGATATTCCCCACACGACGCTTTCCAGAACCGCGTGTGGACATTCCGATTTTGACTCCTGCTTCGAGCAAGGAGAGCAGTTGTCTACCATGTTCGTTGTCGAGAACGATGCCTTCAAATGCTACAAAGGGACGTTCAGGATCGTTGTGGTCATCCTCCAAATAAAGTCGAGTGAATTTGATCGTGGTGGTTTTCAGAGAAGCGTCCCAATCGGGATGGTCAAGCTCGCCGACCATCGAACCTTCTGCAATGGCAGTCTGTGCCTTACCGATTGTTTTCTCAAACACTTCTCGTGAGTAGTAGCGTCTGTTCTTGTTGATGATACCAGTTTTGGCCGCATGACCGTTAATCAAAGCAATGGAACCGGGAGGCCGATCAGTGTCGGATTCCTCGAACAGACGAAACGTTGGACGAAGATCGTACCAGTCTTCCAGCACAAATTGCCGCTTCCGACGCTCGCGCCGTGACTTCGATGCAGCCTCTAGCAGACGTTCCCGCCGTGATTTCGATGCGGCCATGATCATCCCCGTGTTGACGAAGAATATATTCCTACTTCAAAATTGGCAAATTTCTACCGTGTCACGACTTACGAGTCTACAGGACTGTCTTCTCGAATCGCAAAGCCGGTCACGTAGATCGTCGGTTGTTGAGCACCTACCGCGTTGACAAAAAAGACATCCCGGTCTCTCCACGAGAACGCCATTGGTGTCGCTGCGGGAACAAAAACTCGTGCTTGGTTCGGCTCCCCGGCACCAACGACTCCCGTTCCATTTTCTACTAACGAAAGGAAGACATCGAAGTCCGCGATAACCTGAATATCGGACACCGGGAACTTGAACGTATGAGTTTCGGCGGGATCTTTATCCGCGTCATTTACTTGCCCATGCGGAAACCCCGTGAATGCTTTATCGACCAAAAGCTCTTCCGTATCCGGCGTACCAATGGTCGCTTCGGCGGGCATGATGTTCATCGACATTATGGTCTCCTTCGTATACGCTGAAATACTCGTGACGCCCGCCCTGAGATTGCAATCAAAAAGTCATTACGGCCAGGAGGGAAAGGCTCGGTGAATCTCGTTGTGTCAGCTTGCATCGATGCATCAAACTGTACTGCACCATTTTGAGCGACTGTCGATGACGTAACGATCTGTATTTGACCGTGCTGTTTGATCGCCATCGACGCATCGAACTGTACCTCACCAGCAACCGTATTCAGTACTTGCGTCGATGCGTCAAATTGAACTGCACTACTCTGCTTAACCTCAATCGTCGCAGTGACCTGTTGGTCGCCAGCAAAG